CAGCAATTTGTACAAGTTTTAAACAAGAACTTTTAGTTGGTACACACAATTTCACAGCTACTACTGGAAACACTTTCAAAATAGCTTTATACACAAGTTCTGCAACTTTAGGTGCAGGAACAACTGCTTTTTCAACAACTAACGAAATTACAAACTCATCTGGAACTGCTTACACATCAGGTGGAGCAAGCCTTACAAGCGTAACTCCTACGACAGATAGCACAACAGCTGTTTGTGATTTTGCAGATGTAAGTTTCTCATCAGCTTCTTTCACAGCAAACGGTGCATTAATTTATAACTCATCACAATCTAACAAAGCTGTTGCAGTTATAGCTTTTGGTGGAGATAAAACTGTATCGTCTGGTACATTTACAATTCAATTTCCAACAGCAGACGCAACTAACGCGATCATCCGATTAGCATAAGGAGGTCCTCCTTATGGCAAACACTTGGAATCAATCAGGAACAACCTGGGGCACAGGTCGTTGGGGAACGACTGAAGCTCTTACAAGTGGTTGGGGTGTTGATGCATGGAATACAGGTGGATCATGGGGACAAGCTACTGACGAAGTAGTACAAGTAACAGGTTTATCTGCAACAGTATCTCTTGGAGACGTTATATCAGGAGCTAATCAAGGTTGGGGTAGATCTGGTTGGGGCCAAGAGCCTTGGAGTGAAAGTAATAATCCCGTTGTTACATTAACAGGTCAATCAGCAACTTTATCTATTGGAGATGTTACTGTTGATGCACAAATAGCAGTTGGTTGGGGACAAGATGGTTGGGGTGTTGAGAATTATGGACAATCAGGATTAACAGTAGAATTAACTGCTCCTGATGCAATTACATCTGATTTAGGTCCGAACGGTTGGAGTAATGGAACGTTTGGAGAAAACAGTTGGGGTATGTTTACTTTAAATCCTGCAGATGTTGTAGGATTAACAGGACAATCAGCAACTGCTAGCGTTGGATCTCCAACTCCAATAATAGATTTTACAGGAGTATTAACAGGACAGTCAGCCACGTTATCTGTTGGAGCAATAGCCCCTACAGAAATGTCTGTTGGATTAGGAGGACAGGCAATAACAAGTGCTGTTGGTTCAATAGCACCTGCTGATGTGGTAGGTATAACAGGTGTGTCAGCAACATCTTCTATAGGAAGTGTTGTAGTAGACAACATAGAACTTATTGATTTAACTGGACTATCTTCAACAGTATCTGTTGGATCAGTAACTGTTGATGATATGACTGTAGGATTATCCGGTGTATCTGCTACTTTTTCAATAGGAAGTATAACTGCTGCAGATATGACTGTTGGGTTAACAGGTCAAGAAATAACTACCTCTGTCGCTGGATTTGGTGTATCCACAGGGTTTGGAATACAAGCATATCAAGATGTTGACACGGGTACTAATATAACTTATAGTGACGTCGCATAGGAGAAAAATAACATGGCATCAACATTTAGTCCTTTAGGTATAGAACTTCAAGCAACTGGTGAAAACGCCGGTACATGGGGAACAAAAACAAATACTAATTTACAGCTAGTAGAACAAATAGCTGGTGGTTTTACACAACAAGCCGTTTCTGATTCTGGAGATACAGATCTTTCAGTAACTGATGGTGGAACAGGAGCAACTCTTGCACACAGAATGATCGAATTTACAGGATCACTAAGTGCTGGAAGAAACGTTACCATACCAATTGATGTTCAAACTTTTTACTTCTTAAAAAATTCTACAAGTGGATCGCAAAACGTAACATTTAAATATGTTTCAGGATCTGGAGATTCTGTGGTGGTTGCACCTGCAAGTGTTAAAATTGTATTTGCTTCTGCAAACGATGGTGTAAATCCAGACATAATTGACCTTGGAATGGGTGATGTGACACTTACTGGAACACAGACTTTAACAAATAAAACTTTAACTTCACCAAAAATTGGTACATCTATTTTAGATACTAATGGTAATGAGTTATTTAAATTAACAGCTACAGGTTCAGCGACTAACGAGTTAACGATAGCAAACGCAGCTAACGGAAGCGCTCCAACTATTTCGGCAACAGGGAGCAGTGATTCTAATGTAAACATTAACATAGCTCCAAAAGGATCTGGAGAAATTGTAGTTGGTACGGGTTCAGGAGATGCAACAATTACATCTAGTGGTGCTCACAATTTAATATTAGATACTAATTCAGGAACTAACTCAGGTACAATCACAATTACTGATGGTGCAAATGGAAACATAGTTATTGCTCCAAATGGAACTGGAGTAGCACAAGCTGTTGATGGAGGAGATAACACAGCAGCAATTAAAATCGCAGGAAAAGAAACTATATGGGTTCCTGCAGTTGCGATGTATCCTAATTCTACAAATGGTTGTGCAGACTTAGCACAAACAGAATTGGGTAACGGTCCAGAACTTAAATCTTTAGATTTTGATAAAGACTCAGATGAGTTTGCTCAGTTTGCTGTTGCGTTCCCTAAATCTTGGAACGAAGGTACAATAACATTCCAAGCATTTTTTACAGCTGATTCTACAAACACAGGTACTGTTTCATGGGGTTTATCCGGTGTTGCTATTGCAGACAATGATTCTTGTAATACAGCTTTTGGTACACAGGTTGCACCTACAGCGAAAGCTCACAGTGGAACAGCAAACGATTTAGACGTTACGGCAGAAAGTGGCGCAGTAACTATTGCAGGTTCACCTAGCACAGATGAACAGGTGTTCTTTCAAATATCAAGAGACGTGTCAGAGGATAGTTTAACAGCTGATGCAAAACTTTTAGGTATCAAGTTATTCTTTACTACTGACGCTGCTAACGACGTATAAGGAGTATAGAATATGAAACACAGAGATAAAGAGTTCCAACCTCTAACGGTAGGAAAAAATACATCGAACATACACGATCGTAAAAGTAAATCTTTTGGATATCAGGTCTTAGGATTTGGTTCTGGAGGAGGTTCTAAAGTAATAGCTTTTGATTTTATGCTCGCTGCTGGCGGTGGGGGAACTCAACGTTGCGGAGGCGGCGGAGGAGGAGGATTTAGAACTTCTTTTCCCGGAGGAACAAAATTAAATATAGCTAGCGGTTCAGCAATAACTGTTGGTGCTGGAGGCGCATCTCCTGGTACAAACGGTGGAGATTCTATTGTTGCAACTGCAGATGCTGGTAATTTTCTCTCTACTGGAGGGGGTGCCGGAGGACAACCAGCAGGAAACCCTGGAGGATCGGGGGGCGGAGGCACAAGTGGGGGCCCTGGAGGATCAGGTAACGCTGGTAGTTTTTCACCATCCGAAGGAAACCCTGGCGGTAACGGCCACCCTAGAACCCAAGGTGGAGGAGGCGGAGGAGCAGGAAGCTCCGGAACTAATGCAACTCAAAATGGTGGAAATGGTGGCTCTGGAACAGTGTCAAATATTACTGGAAGCCCAGTCGGATTTTGTGGCGGAGGCGCTGGAGGCGGCCACGGAGGGCAATTTTCTAATGGATCACCTGGGGGCTCAGGTGGCGGCGCAGGAAATTCACCTGGAACTGACGGACTTGGCGGGGGAGCTGGTGGAGATAAACAATCTTTTCCTGGTCCATCTTCAGGTGGAAGTGGAAGAATTGTATTAAGATGCCCTGCTGCAGACGGAGCAGCTTTATCAGTATCTCCAGGATCAAACTCAGTTTCTGATCACCCAGGTGGTGATAAATTAGCAACGTTTAACGTGTCAGGGACGATATCATTCTAATGAATTATTTTGCAGAAGTTAACACTGAAAACCTAGTAACCAGAGTAATAGTTGCTGAGGCTGATAATTTACCTCCATTATCAACTGGTGGAGATAGATGGATTCAAACTTATAAAGATGGCACAAACGGTCAATACGCAGGAACTGGATTTACTTGGAATACTGACAATGAGATTTTTTGTGAGCCACAATTATATCCAAGTTGGACTTTAAACACAACCACAGGTAAATATGAACCACCTGTTGCAAAACCATCAAATTCTGTAGACATGGTCGAAGAGTGGAACGAGGATAATCAATATTGGGAGCGTCTTAATTATATGGACCCTGATAACCCAGATGAGCCTTTAAACCCACCAGCAAAAGAAATATGGGATCCTGCGACTTCTTCTTGGAACCCAGCCTAGTTTACTTTTTATAAATATCCTGTATACATATAGTTCGAAAGAATTTTATGAGTTTTAAATACAGCTATTGGTACGTAAATAATTTTTATAATAAAAAAGAAATTAATCAAATAACAAAGTTTATAGAAAATAATTTTGATTATAAAAATGATCCTGAAACCTCAGCAAAAGATTTAAAAGGTAAAAGTAAAAAAAATGCAAACACTTTAGTTATTGGTTATAATAAAATGAAACACCTTACTAAAGATTTAGAATCAGAAATTTGTTCTATAAATCAAAATAATTTTGGTTATATCTTATATCCTTTTAACAATTCAACCGAGGCATTATTTAATATATATGATAGTAAACAAAAAGCTAATTATGGTTGGCATATTGATTCTTCAGAATCAGATCTAAGAGATTTTAAACTTACAGCACTTTTAAATTTATCATCATCACATGAAGGAGGCGAACTTCATTTTTTTGAAGGTAATGAATATATTGCTGAGGAATTTAAACCAGGAACCCTTTTATTGTTTAAATCTCATATTAACCATAAAGTAACACCTATTACTAAAGGGGTTAGAAAAACATTAACCTTATTTTGTGTAGGACCTAAATTTAGATAGATTATGATTTTAAAAGAATACATTTGGATTTTTCAAAATCAATTAGGAGACTTCTTTTGTAACGACGTTATAAAATTAGGCAATCAAACAAATAAACATGTTGGTTACATTGATGATGATGTTATCCCAGATAAAAAAACAAGAAACTCAAACGTTTGTTTTTTGTCTGATATATGGATGCAAAAATGGTTTGATGTTTTGTTTCACACAGCTAACAAAAATGCTGGTTGGAATTTTCAATTTGATAGATACGAGGCTTTTCAATTTACCGAATACAAAAAAAATCAACACTATGGATGGCATCCCGACAGTTTTGTAAACGATAAGATAATAAGAAAACTTTCAGGTATTATGGTTTTAAGTGATCCTAAAGATTATGTTGGAGGCGAGATAGAATTTAGAACGCCAAAGGGTGAAATAATAAAGATTGAAAAACCTCCAAGAGGGACTGTTATTATATTTCCTTCTTTTGTGTATCATAGAGTTAAAGCTGTAAAATCAGGAACTAGATATAGTTTAGTTGTCTGGGCAAATGGTGAAAATTTTAAATGAAAAATATTTGTATTGTTGGTGGCGGAACTGCTGGGCTGATATCAGCTTTAATGTTAAAACAAAGTTTAAATATAGACATCACTGTTATTAAATCTGACAAGATTGGAATTATAGGTGTAGGTGAGGGTAGTGAAAATAAATTCACACAGTTTTTAAAATTCTGCAATATTGATAAAGAAGAGATAATAAAAGAAACAGGAGCTACTTTAAAATATGGAATTCTTTTCAAAGATTGGACAGATAAAGATTTTATACACGAGGTTTCTCCACAAATTTTTGATATAAGAAAAGAGCAGTATCTGGCAGGTTTTGGATATGCCATAACAAATAATCTACAACAAAATGAGTACACACAAATAGATCAATTAAAAGATAACAAGGTAGTTCATCAATATATCTCAGATCAGTTTCATTTTAATACTTTTAAATTAAATAATTATTTAATTAAAAAATGCAAAGAAAGAAATATTTCTATAATTGAAGATGAGATAACAAGCATAGAGGTAAAAAATAAAAATATAGTTTCATTAAATAAAAGATATAAATTTAATTTCTACATAGATGCTACAGGTTTTAAAAAGTTATTAATAAAAAAATTAGGAGGCAAGTGGGTATCTTATTCACAATATCTACCTATGAATGAGGCCATAGCTTTTCCTACAAAAGCGACCTCTAAATACCCTGCTTATACTTTAGCTAGAGCAATGAAGGCTGGTTGGATGTGGAGAATACCTGTTCAAGGTAGATGGGGTAATGGGTATGTTTTTGATAACAGGTACATAAACGCAAAACAAGCCAAACAAGAGGTCG